TGACTCATGATCTTCAAGCATCGTTTTTCTGGCCAGACTCATGAAGAAACTATCTGGATTCTCCATCCTTAATGAAATCAGACCGAGAGGATAGATGAATACAGCGAGATCATCCTCTCGGTCTGTTCTGAAGATGGGTTGTTCACTATCCAGTAGAAGAGTTGCTTCATCGAACTGTTCATGAGTCTTCACCGCAAGAGTGATGAATGATTGAACCTTGGATCTGATTCTATTCAGTGCCTCTGCTACTCCCATCTCAACATCGACTCCACGAAACATGTTCAGTCCTCCTTCTGTTGCCTTCTAGTAGGAGCTGTACCCCTGCTTTGCGATGTCAGACTTCACAACCTCTCTAGTGATGAGATTCGTGATCCTATATGGAAAGGAACTGATTTCTTCTTCTCTTCCTTCATCGCCACTGTTAAGCTGAAGATCTGTTTCTTCGTCTTCATACTCCTTCATTCTAGTCTCGCCTGTTTTGAGATCTAGAATGATTCCATTTTCAAGATCTAAATTCATAACTGTCTCCTTATGTGATATTTCATTAAAATCAAAACTAATAACCCTTCTTAAACTCAGTAAGTAATATATATAGTGAATTGGGAGTTGACTGATCCCTATAACTTTCTAGAACAAATAAAAAATATTTCACCTTCGTAAGAGAGGAATCTGATCCATGGGAAAAGATCTAGTAGTAAGAATAGAAGATCATTTTGGGGATGAAGTGCTCACAGATAAAATGGATATGTGTGAGAATGACGTTCCACAAACAAAGCGAACCCCATTTGGGTTTGTAGAAATTTATGATATCACTGAAGAGGAAAAGAAGCTAATTGGGAAACATAATCTTGTTGTTTACCAAGGAAGAGAATGGTTAGGTGAGAGAATTTTCAATACTGAGAATGCATTAACAACTCCAACAAAAGATGAATATATTAGTTGGTTTGGAGTTGGTACTGGAGGTTGTCCTCCTGGCGATCCTCTTAATCCAACTTCTCCAACAAACCTTGATACTGATCTAGATACTAAAGTTGGATTCAACGGAACTGATCATACTTATGCAGAATTGATCGGTGGGACGTATTATAAACATCCATTCGACTCTGTTGCCTTCGAACAAGATACAGATAATGCAAATAAATATCTCGTATGTCGATTAATTATCACAATTGGGATTGATGATGCAAATGGAAATAATTTAACTGAAGCTGGTTTATATACATCAGAGAGTGTTGCTGGAGGATATGCTGGACCGTTTAATTTATTTGCTAGAGTTACTTTCCCTTCAATTGTTAAAACGACATCGAGGCAATTGGTTTTCGTCTGGTATATGTATTGCTAAGTCTTTGATTTTAAAAGGGAAAAATGAACTGTAGAATTTGTAATAGATTTTGCCATAGTAGTAGATCTTTGGGTGTTCACATCAGAAAAGCACACCAAATATCTACACAAGTTTATTATGATAAATATCTAAAAAAACCACATGAAGGTATATGTGTATTATGCGGAAATGAAACTAATTACTTTGGATTGACGAATGGGTATCGCAGACTTTGTTCCAATAGGTGTACTAGTCTAGATCCAAGAAGCAACGAAAAGAAAAAGCAAACTTGTTTGGTAAAATATGGAGTTGATAGTCAGAATAAATCTGAAGAAGTTAAAAAGAAAACAAGAGAAACATGGTTGAAGAATTACGGAACAGATAGTCCAAATAGAGTACAAATTGTAAAAGAAAAGAAAAAAGAAACAGTCTTAAAAAACTTTGGAGTTGAACATGCACTTCAGAATTTGGAAGTTCAAAAAAGATGGAAATGTACAAATAAAAAAAGATATGGTGTTGAATTTCCGGGTCAAAGAAAAGAACATAGACAGTACATGTTAAATGGCGGTGCGGCACACGCATTATCATTTGCAAAGAATCCATCTAAACCACAGGTAGAATTATTCAATTTAACAAAGAAGTTATATCCAGATTGTATATTAAATTTTCCTGTCCTAAATTATTCAGTTGATATTGCAATACCAAGTAAGAAGATAGTGATCGAATATGATGGATCATACTGGCACCAAGATAAAAATAAAGATTTGATAAGGCAAGGAAAAATAGAATCTATTGGGTGGAATGTTTTACGATTCATTGATTATGTACCATCAATAGATGAACTTAAAGATAAAATAGAAACAAAGTAAGAAAGGATAGCTTACCCTTAGATAAAATCATATTAGAAAGAATGAATAAATTGTTAGTGGAGGAATTTCTGATGCCCAACATTTCACCTGGAGTTTATACAAAAATCGTTGACTTGAGCACATTTGTTCAAGCTGTTCCGGGTTCAATCGGATTGGTTTGTGCTCTAACCGAAAAAGGACCGGATAATGTCCTAACGTTTCTAGGATCACGAGCAAGTTTAGTTAGTCAGTTTGGTGAACCAGATATCACAAAGTATGGGAAGAGATATGGACAGGGACCATATTGTGCATACAACTTCCTAGGTGAATCAGGAGCTCTGTATTTCATGAGATGTCTTCCTGATGACTCACAGTTTTCAAACCTAAGAATTGATTGTGTTATGGCAGCAGGCGATGCGACAGCAAGCATTCAACTGACATATGTTGATTCTGTGAATTCAAAAGATGAAATTAAAACCAGTCTGGCCACTTTAGGGACAACCTATCCAATTGGAATGCTGTATCCGGTTGGTAGAGGTGAATACTATAACGGAATTGGAGTGAGGTTCACTGAACACACAAATCCTCTTCTAAACGGTGTTTATGTCCTTGATGTTTATGAAAAACAATCAGATGGTGATGATGTTATCATTGAGTCATTTGAAGTTTCTTTTGATCCACTAGCAACTGACAATGCTGGTGATTCAATTTTCCTCGGTCAAATCCTTGAGCTTTACTCATCTGTTCTTAGATTTGATATGGAGCTAGCCAGTGGTGCCTATACAGGTGGTTATGATTTAGTTTCCAAACTCTTTGATAAAGATGTTGGAACAGTGTCAGTAGTTGGGACACCAGGATCATCCAACTTAACAGACATCAAGCAGGATTTTGAAGATTGGGAAAATTCAACAGAGACAGGTAATGCCACATACTGTGTGTTAGTGAAGGACGGAAAAGGAAATAGCATTAGAGGTTGGTTAGGAGCATCTGGTGGTGATGATGGTGATACTGTAAACGTCTTCAATGCTAGAAATCTTGATACAGCAACACAGTCTTGGGAACTCTATAATGAGACCACAGGTATCTGGAATGACTGGAATGGAACTTCAACATTTGATGCAAATTCTGAAATGACTTATGAGATCAAGAAGTCATTTGCCAATGTGGCAGCTGCTTTCATAAGTGCAGAACCAGCACCACTCAAGAAGGGTTCTGATGGTTCCCTATTGACTGCATCGGGTGACTTAGATTCAGCAGAAGCGACTACTCTTCTTGCTTCTGGTTATGCCGGAACTCTCACTAGCCCAGATGATGTTACAACTCTAGTTGATGATATTCTAGATACAGAGAATATCTATTTCAACTTAGTGTTTGATTGTGGTTATCCAACGAGTGTCAAGACACAAATCTCATCTCTAGTTCAGACTAGACGGGATTGTGTGGCAATCATGGATAATGGTGATAATGCTTCTTTCACAGCAGCTAATACATCAAGATTAGATTCTCATACATATAACACTTATTACGTTGCTCTGTATGAAGAATATAACAAGGTATATGATGTATTCACTGGGCAAGATACATGGTTCTCACCGATCTATCATATGTCCTATATTCTTCCAAGAAATGATGCTGTGAGTGAGATCTGGTTTGCAGCAGCTGGATTTAATAGAGCTGCTATTGACTCAATTAAGGAGTTGAGATTCAACCCAAGAATTGGTCAAAGAGATCAGATGTACCTGAAACAACTCAACCCAATTGTGAAATTCAATGAAGGTTATGTTGTTTGGGGTCAGTTAACCTCACAAGCAAAAGCAAGTGCTATGCAAGATCTGAACATTGTTCGACTGGTTCTTTATTGCAAGAGAGCACTTGAAAGATACTGCCGAAGTTTCATCTTCGAGCAAAATGATGCAATTACCTGGAATTCAGTTTCCGGAGATATCACTGACTTCCTAGAGTCAATCAAGAAGAAGAGAGGTCTTTACAGCTACTCAATCGCTGTTGGTGCAACAGAGTATGAGCTTAAGAGTAAAACATTCCATGTGGATGTAACTCTGAACCCCACCCGGGTGGCAGAAAAAATTGAGCTTAATTTTTTTATCAAGTAAATCAATAGGTTAGAGCTGTCAATAATTGAGTTCAACTTTTAACACAACTTTAGTCAATATCCTCCCTTACTTAGAACATAATATAAACTAAGCAAGGGAGGATATTTTATGTCGGAAAATTGGGAAGTTTGTTTGATTTGTGGAATGTCTGAATTTAAGAATGCTAATTCATTTACAAAACATTTAAGAAAACATAAAATTTCAACAAAAAATTATTACTTATTCTATATTGATTATACGGCTGGAATTTGCTCATGTGGAAAAGAAATAAAGTTCTTTACAATAAAAAACGGATTCGCAAAGTTATGTAGAGATTGTAACAATAAATATAATCCCGATAGGATAAATAAAGCTAAAAATACAATCCGAGAAAGATATGGTGTTGACAATCCTTCCCAAGTAGAAGAATTCAAAGAGAAGAGAAAACAAACAAACCTAAAAAGATTTGGGACTGAACATGCGATGTCTAATCCTGAAGTGATGAATCGGTGTCAGAAAACATGGAAAGAAAATTATCCCGAGGGTCACCCAGGAAGAGATAAAAAAATAAAATCAAAGAAAAAGAAAACATGCCAAGAAAGATATGGTGTAAATAACCCTTCACAAGTAGAAGAATTCAAAGAGAAAAGAAAGAAAACAAACTTAGAAAAATTTGGATATGAATATCCGATGACCAATCCTGAAGTATGTGATAAGTCTATAGACGCAATGCTTCAGAAATATGGAGTTAGAAGTGCTTTGCAAAAAGAAGAATTTCTAGAAAAAGCTAGACAAACTAATCTTAAGAATAGAGGAACCGAATGGCCAATGCAACACCCAGAAGTTGTATCTAAAGTATCTGGTCCAAATTCTTATAGATGGGTTGAGGATAGAGAGCAGAGATTTGCTCCATACACAAAAAAATTCTTTGATGATTTATTTAGATCTGAAATAAGAATTCAGCAAGATAACTTAGATCCATTAACTAGTGAAGAACTTGAAGAATCTGCTCATCTCCATCATATAGATTATGATAAAACAAATGACTCAAGAGAAAATTTGATATTTTTAAATAGAGAAAGTCATTTCAAAACAAATACAAATAGAAAACATTGGATTAGAGTTTTAACTTTGATTAATCAACCTTTTAAATAGAGGACAAAAAAATAGCACCCTAGTTAGTATCCTAGGGTGCTATTT